ACTCCGGACATTGGCGCAACTTCAGGTGTCAGTATGGCTCTCACCCTGTTCTCCCTACCAATGGTTGATGTTTAGTGATCGATATCTCTACTCGTCCACCGGGTACTTTCGGGCCCCACTCCACCAGTATTCTCTGCACCTGGCTGTCATCCTCCCAGATGCCAGCGTGCGTAAGCGCGTCAAACAGAGCCTTGTTGTAGTTGTCGATGTCGCGGCGGCGTTCGTCAGGTGGGTACAACATAATCTCGACGGCAGCCGGTGCTGTTGAAGGCTTTGGAAGGAAGCGAAGCTGCTCGACGATAGCCACACAGGCAGCGCTTTGATATGCCCTGCCTTTGACGCTGATAAGATGGCGGCCTTTTAACGGCCCCTTGTTCGGGGCTCTCCAGTAGGTGTTTACGCTCGGCGGGAACGGGAGCACCAGTTTCATACAGTCACTCCCTGCTTTTTCAGCCATTCAACCGCGTTATCTCTGGCCTTGCCTGCACCGGATAACAGGTCTTTGATGATTGTTACAGGATCTGCATCCAATTCTGTTTTTACTACGGTAATGCCCCTGGCAGCGCCAGGAGCAATGGAGATGTAACCCTTTTTCTTGAGCGCCTTCACGTGCTCAGCAGCAGCGTTAGGTGATGCGCAGCCAATTAACCCGGCAAGTTCCAGCATCGTAGGTGGGAACCCGGTTCTGTCCTTGTAGAGCACTATGGCATCGAGCACATCACTCTGACGCGGCGTTAATTCCATCATGAGTTCGCTCCTCTGAAACCTGCAGGGACTTTGCTGTAATCAGTGTTCTTGAAGCTGGAACGGAAAACGCCATCTTCTCGGGCCCACTCTCCGTTTACACGTCGAGGACGCCCAGCTTTGGCCCAGCTGTTAGCAGACTTCAGATAGCCAGGGAACTTGCTTGGCTGGAAAAGCGTCTGCGGGCGGAGGTAGGCGGACATCGTGAGATCTTCGCTCCACTTGGCGTTGCAGTAATCGACCACCAGCGATAATTCTTCAACGGTGTAACCTTCCCCGATTCGGGCACGAATGTTTTGCAGCGAGGTTGTTGAAACCTGATAACGCGAACTGGTCACCTGGTTCAGATGGGTCAAAACCTGTTTAGCCTGATCGGTGATCAACACATCACCGTCTGGTTGCGGCGCAACCGGACAAATAGGTTTTTTAATATCTGTAGTATTCTCTGTTGTATTCTCTGTAAGAACATCAGTGCAATTTGACCTGATGAGAGCGGTTCGTTTTGAACCGATGGAGCGTTCCACTTTGACCTCTTCCATCGGTTCATTTTGACCTGATGGAAGAGTGCATTTTGAACTCTTCGATTTGGTCACTTTGACCTCATCTAAAAGCTCGCTTTCATAGTTGATCGTGTAGTAGTTCGTCATGTCGCGCTGAGACTTGTTCAGTTGCTCAACTTTGAGCACGCCAAGGTTCTTCAGGCGGGTGAATGTGCGCTTCAGCGTAGACTCAGACCAGAACGGGAACTGCTCCAGCCACTGCTCGTTGGTGTTGTAAATCCAGCGCACGCCGTCACGCTCCAGTCCGGAGGTGGTTTCTTTAAGCCAGTAGTTCACCTGCTGCAACGCAATAGCCTCGTTCAGGCCAATGCTGTACGCAAGGTCAGGGTTAATCACTATCGGCCGGGATGGCATCAACAGGCTCATGGTCGTCCTTTAACTCTGTAAATTTACGCTGGAATTGTTCAAGAGGGCTGAAGCACTCATGATCGTACCCTTCGCGAAGGTATATAACGCGTCGAGTCTGTGGCTCCCACCTGACGACGTGGACGGGGATGCCTCTGTGGTCTCTGAATCGCCGGTCAACTTCAGCCATTCCTCACGCCCCTTCTCGTTCATCTGCGCAAAAGCCTCTACCATCGCGTTCTCAGGCTGGTAGTTGTTCGCACCAGCCTGGTCGTTTAATCTCTCCACATAGCCGAACGGGGAGTCTTTTCCCACCAGTGGAAGGCATCTGAATTGCTTCGCTGGTCTCAATCGGTTTAAACTGTTCATGCGTTAGTTTCTCCACTGAATACGACACGCCACGACGCCCGGAGCTGCACACTCGCGGGCGTCACTTCTTTTGGCTTTTCTTACGGCTAAACAGCGCGACAATCGCGCGGATTTCTTCTTCACGCGCTGCCAGGTGACGGCGGTGATGCTCGTGAATCTCATCGGCTTCATGCGGTTCAATCACTCCATCTTCCAGGGCTTTCTGGATAATCTGATCAACCTGTCCGCGTGCTGCTGCAGTTCTCATGGCACGAGTAAACAGGTCCACGCGGTCAAGGTCTTCCAGCTGCGGAACGTCCACCAGCAAAGCGCCGCGGCGTTGGGCGAAGTAATCAGCCAGGAGAGACGTGTTTGAAATGTCTTCCATCGCCTCCAGCTCGTTCACTTCAAAGAAGCGGCAACCGTTCTTCTCGTAGAGGTTGTTGTTGAACTGTGTTACGGACATGCCAAGAGCACCGGCCATAGCCTCACGGCCACCGGGGTACGCTTTGCACATCGCTTTCACTACTACTTTCAGGCTTGGCTCTACCATGTTGTTTTTCCTTTGGTAGTTATGTTTATGCAGCCGTTTCACTAGACTGCAGAGGTGGGAAAACATCATCAATACTGACTTCTGCACCGAAATCATTGAGGGCAGAAACGATTGCACGGCACTGATCGATGTTCATTTTCCTTTTGCTGTTTTCGTAGTGACAAACAGCCCCTTTTGTTACACCAAGTGCACTTGCTAAGTGCCCTTGTGTGATACCCAGCTTTGTTCTTATTGCTCGAAGATTATTCATTACGTTCTCCCGTTAACGATATGAATATACATTTTGTATCTTAAATTCACAAGTGAGATATACATTTTGTGACTCGATTAAAAGTATACGGGTTGTATTATTTTGGTATGACGATGAAATGGTACGACCTAGCTAAATCCCTGATGAAATCACAGGGAATTACTCAAGAGCAGATGGCAGAACATCTTGGTATAACCAAAGGTGCAGTAAGCCATTGGTTGAATGCTCGGCGTGAGCCTAGCCTGCAGGAGATCGCACGAATCCTAGAGTTTTTAGGGAAAAAAAATTTTTCTGTTGGTGCGGGTGGTTTAATAGTTGATGAAACCCTCAAAGGGGATGTTGAGTACGTTGGCCGATACAAACCAGGAAAAAAGTATCCAGTATTAAGTAGCGTCAAAGCAGGGGCCTGGGGCGAAGCTGTTGAAGCTTATACCCTGAAAGATATCGACTTATGGCTTGAGTCTGATGCACATATTCAGGGAGAGGCCTTCTGGCTAGAGGTTGAAGGTGATTCAATGACAGCACCAGTTGGCCTGAGCATTCCTGAGGGCACCTTCGTCTTGTTCGATACAGGAAGAGATCCTATAAACGGCAGCTTGGTGATTGCAAAACTATCAGATACAAATGAAGCCACTTTCAAAAAATTGATTATTGATGGGGGGCAAAAATATTTGAAAGGGCTCAATCCGCAATGGCCACTTGTCCCAATCAACGGCAACTGCCGAATCATTGGCGTAGCCGTAGAAACCAAGTTACGACTTCTCTAAAAATCCCATCATGCCCAGCTTCCAGGCTGGGTTCTATGAATTATATTGGGCAACCCGTCTAAATTGTCTTCGTAATAAAACCCCTCAATTCTTCCTTTAAAAAACAAATACATAATGTTAACTATGATTTTTGTATACAAATCGTATTGACCATCATGAATACGTTTTGTATATTAAAATCATCAACAGCGAACTTGGGGGTAGGCAGTATGTGCACTAGCGCAAACAGAAAGATGGTAAATCTCCCTAAAGGAATGATGTTTACACCTGTTTATAGCAAGTGCCCTAAATGCGGTTGTGACCTACAAAAGTGGCATGATTCCCTTGTAGATCAGATAAGCACCAAGCAAGCAAAGAATGGTGCCTGTGATACTGAATTTGCGCTTGAAGCCAGTACCAAGAAATCTTTGGCCCATGGCCTCTTCGAGGATTGTGTAGCGTGGATGATTTTTCCATTCACCACAGCAAAAAAATACGCCGCCAAGAGAAATAAGAAGCGCTGAATTTGTAGGTAATTTTGGTAGCAGTCCACCAGCGGTAGAGAGGAATACGATCGTGCAAATGACGATCAGCACCTTGTACCAAACATCCA